GTCAGAGTGGTCAATTATAGGTAAGATTAAGTATATAATTGTTTGTTTGTCTATATGTTAATTATATACTTAATCTTAGGACCATTCGAGCAATTGCTAGTGACCATTCACGACCTATCGGAATGGAAAGAGAATGCTTCGTCTTTTGGGGCCCGACTGGAACTGGTAAGTCCCGAAGAGCTTGGGATGAGGGGAGTATGGACGCTTATTGTAAAGATCCCCGAACGAAATTCTGGGATGGTTACCAAGATGAAGAATCTGTTATTATTGATGAATTTCGAGGAGGTATCGACATTGCCCACCTCCTCCGTTGGTTGGACCGGTATCCGGTACGTGTGGAGATCAAAGGATCTTCCCGGCCTTTATTAGCCAAGAAATTTTGGATTACTTCAAATATTCCTCCTGATCAGTGGTATCCTTTAGCAGATCATATGACTGTTGAAGCTTTGATGAGAAGACTTCAGATTACTGACTTTACTAATCATAATGATTTATTACTTTAACTAAAATTAAAAAAATGTATGGAAAATTTAAGCGAACATCGGTCTATAAGCGATCTTATCCACGAAAAACGAGCTATGTTAAACGTAGTCAATATCGTCCTAAATATAAGCCTCGTTATACTAAACGTTATCGTTCTCCGGCTCGTAAAAGATATGTGAGACGTAGATAGGGTTAGGGCGATAGGGTTAGGGCGATAGGGTTAGGGTGATAGGGTAAGGGTGATAGGGTTAGGGTTTCCCTTTCCCTTGTCGGTATAGAGTTTATATTGCGCCGCAGGCCCATGCACCTTGGGGGCCCCCTTCAGGGGGGTGCCACACGCCTCTCGCACGTAGGACATCCTGAACGGTAGCCCCACGCACATAGGATAAATTATAAAAATAATAATAAAAACTTTTACCAAAATAAATGCCAAAGCGCTCCCGTTCACGTTCTGTAAGTCTTGGAAGAAGGTTAAGAAGAAGACGTTCAAATAGTCGTGGTAGATCTCGTCGCCGTCAATCAATACCTAGTCCTCGTAATACTAGTTCTCCTGCTTATAGAAGAGGATTTTCTATTGAAGCACCTCAACGTAGAGAAAGAACTTGGGGTGAATATGCTTTACAAACTGCTGCGTCGAGTGCTGCCGGTGCTTTAGCTGGTTATGCAACTGGTGGTAACCCTATGGCTGTTGATACTGCTGCTGCATTAGTTTATGATGCCACAGCTCCTAATCTTAATGTTTCCCAAACTAAAACATCGGCAGGGACATTAATGGGAGTGTATCAAGGAGCTGTAAATAAACCCTTGAAATCTTTGTCTGCATCTCAATTAAAAGTATTGCCATATCTTAATCGAGGATCATTTAGAAATTTTGAATTTTATGGAAATGTATATCATCCCGATGCTGTTTATTTTGGCCATAATACTTTTTCACCTCAGTTGCTTGCTCCTGTTATTGCAGAAGCTGTTGTGCGGAAATTATTAAAAATAATTGGATGGAACTCTAATAATACTCAAGAAGAGCCTCCTCTTATTAGCGCATCTGATTCTGGATATTCTTCTAGTGCTGGATTTCGTATTCAATGGGAATATCGAAGTGCAGGTAGTGGCCCTGCAACAACACAGTATGATATTCCGTTTGATCAGACTTTAAGTACAATAGCTGAAAACTCTGGTTTGAAGAGTATATTTTTAAATCAAATGATTGATTCGGACCCTGTTTATATTGATAAAATTTGTATTTACGAAATTATCAAGGGGCTTACTATTGAACAAGAGTATCGTTTGAGAGGAACACTTGAAATGAAAAGAGAAGTGATTAAAATTCATTGTTCTTCTACTTTTACATTTCAAAATAGAACGTTGAATGATCAAGGAAGTACTTTGACGAATACTTCGAATCAGAATCCTGTGTATGGTACTCATTATCATTTTATTGGATCTGTCCCTCAGGCAAAGAATTATGCTACTTATGCATTGAATTCAATTACGCCTGAAGGAATCATATTGAAAACTCCAGCTGAGCTGACACCTTCAGACTCATGGAGAGAACCACCACATCCTAAACAGTTTAATAATTGTGTTAAGAACGGTAGGATGGTTCTTGAACCTGGTGTAATGAAAACCATGTATTTGGAAAGTAATTATTCTGGTTTTGTTAATAATATTATGGGCAGGAAATTGAAATTTCAGAAATCTGCTAATCCTTCTTTGCCTATGATTTATGGACCTGGCAAATGTGATCTTATTGGTGCTCATGAGGTAATGAATTCCGGCCGATTGAATGATATTATTATTGCGTATGAGTGCAAAAAGAGTATGGGTTGTTATTTGATTACTACCAAAGATACTCCTATTTTACCTAGTTATGAGTCTGAGGAGTTTACTTATACTCCTCCTGAGTAATCTAGACCGCTATTAGTCACTTAGGGCACGGTAGAACCGTTAGCCCAGTATTACTTACTAATAGCGGTTCTAGATTCTAGAACTTAATCCTAATAAACCCTTAAATATGATTGCGCAATATTCATGCTGCATAACTCCGCATGCATTGACGTCACGTCTTTTGAAACTCCGCTGTTTCATATAAAAGAGATATAAAAAGAAAGATTCCCCATGTCAAATCAAAGAGTACAAGGAATCTTTTGGCTATTGACAATCCCGCAGCATGACTTCATACCATACTCCCCCCCGTGTTTGCAGTACATTGTTGGACAGCTTGAAAAAGCCCCGACCACTGGGTATCTCCACTGGCAAATCCTCTGTGCCTTCAAAAAGAAAGCATCCTTGCAAACTGTCAAACGAACTTTTGGAAACTCCTGTCATGGTGAACTTTCACGCTCAGACGCCGCCCGCACATATGTGCAGAAAGAAGACACTAGAGTTGAAGGAACTCAATTCGAGCTTGGAGCTAAGCCCTTCCAGCGTAACAGCCGAGTTGACTGGGAGTCCGTGTGGACCGCCGCCCAGTCCGGAGCCCTGGATCGTATCCCGCCTAATGTCAGAGTGGTCAATTATAGGTAAGATTAAGTATATAATTGTTTGTTTGTCTATA